TGGATTAGATCATGTTAATAAAGTTTATCATGGGCGCATTGGATTTATTACTAAAACTAATAAAATTATTCCAATGTTACGATATAGTAATTTTTATTGTACTGAACCTAAAAAAACAGAACAAAATCAAAATCCAATTCCCAATGTTTTAGGAATTCAAGAAGCAATTGATGCTGACGCTGCAAGGTTAGGATCTCCTATTGATCTTGTTGTTCCACTTGCTCCTCAGGTTGAAATAGCGGCAGGATTTAATGTGAATGGATTTATTCCAAGTCATCAAAGAACGGCTACTGTTGCCGATGGTGGGCGAACTGATGCTGTTACGGATCCGACTGATGGTACTGAAAGATGTTATCCCGGTAAGTCTCATCAAGCCAAAATTACATTTGGTTCTGCTGGAGCAGATGGCAAAGATATTACATCTCTTCCATTCTTTTTACAAAGCTATTGTGCTGGTGAAGATTCCTATACATATGTACCGGGCACATATGCTTGTGTATCAGGCAATGATGATGATATTGCAGACTATGAGGCACTTAAAAACTGCAACGACAGTAATGTGAATAGTAAAAAAACAAATTGTCCAAAATTTGATAGCCCTGATGATTGTACGGCGGGCACTCCCAATAACTGCAGAGATATTCATATCCTTACGAATCCCGGTCCCTTTGCTTTTATTAGTCCAAATAATAAAAAAACTAAATTCAATGGGTCACAAACTGGCGTAGACTTTACTGTTACTAGTCATAATTATGGGGGCAATGGTAGAAATTATACCAATGGTGGACTTTCAGGAGACAAGTATGAATTCATTAACACTAGTACTTTTAATGAGGATTCAGAAAGTAATTCCAATGTTAAAAGAATAGGGGTGGATTCTGAGTGGTCCAGTGTTTTTATTGAAGCACAGGATCCATATGCGAGGGGTTGTGAAGGTTGTATGCGTACTGTATTCAGCGAAGACAACTATCAAATTCCGTTTGAGAACGACGATCCAGACACTGTTTCTCAAATTGATCCGTCCAGCTAATTGATAGAAAGGATATTATATGGCTAGAGCTGTATCAATGATTACGTTTAAAGATAGAGAAGATAATAAAGTTTACAATATTCGAGTAATTGTGAACGACAACTTTTCAATTGAACATGAATATGTTGGAGAAGTACTGCCTGAGGTTTACTCAGAACCTAAGGAAGAGGCTCCAAAAACTATTGGTGACAAGGTGGAGGGATTTATTGACCGGGTTACCGGAGGACAGCTGAAGAAGTGCGGAGGCTGTGCTAGGCGTAAGCAAATGCTAGATAAGTTACAAGGAGCTAAAGATGAACAACAAACTTCAACAACTTCAGGAGATGCTGTTTGAGGCATTGATCTCTGATTTAAATGACCCTGTTACAAGAGGACCGGGACTGTATGCTGTGGTCCGTGGCGTATTAAACGATCATAAAGATAGTGTAGATCTTTTACCGCAAGAAGCTATTGAAAACTTAGAACAAGCAATGGCTGACTCGGCTCCCTTTCAGGTAAAGGTGGGTTAAATGCAAGAAATAGTTTTTATTGAATTGTTGGTGGGTGCCGGAATTATTAATTTTTTATGGCAAATTCAAAAAGAACTTGGTAAAATTAATTCCAACTTAGAAAACTTGCATCATATTGTTGACGATCATGAAAATAGATTAAGAAATATTGAGGATCATATCTAATGAATATACCCCCAGAAATGAAAAATGACTTTAGGAATCACCTATGGGCATGTTTTAAATATCTGGGATTAGGTGAACCTACGCCTGTGCAATACGCCATGGCTGATGCTTTACAAAACGGTCCCAACGACATGCAGCTTCAAGCTGGTCGGGGATTTGGTAAGTCGGTAATTACTGCATGCCTTGCTTCTTGGTTCCTTGTAAAGGATGCAAATTCCACTATCATGGTTGTATCAGCTACGGGTAACAAAGCTGTGGAATTTATTAGCATGACTCGAAAGATTTTAGATCTTGTGCCCTATTGTGAGCACCTAAAACCCGGAGATCATACTACTGACAATGCTTTCAGCTTTAACGTAGAGGCTAGAACAAAAGTGGGACAGGATAAATCCTGCTATGCCCGGGGTATTACTGCTCAGATTACGGGTTCTCACGCTGAGTACCTTATCTTTGACGATGTGGAGATTGAGGGCAACTGTGAAACTGCTATGGCTCGGCAAAAACTGTTAAATAAATGTCTTGAGGCTGAGCAGATTCGTAATGTGGGTGGTAGAGTTATCTTTTTGGGTACTCCCCAGATCAAGGATTCTATTTACAATCAATTAAAATCTGGTTATCCTGTAACTAAGTTTCCTGCTGTCATGCCTAATCCTGATGTGCCCTCTGAAGTAGAGGATGTCAACCCGTTTATCTTAGGGCTCGATGCGGAGCCTGGAAGCCCCACACAGCCCGAGCGGTTCTCCATGGAGGTACTGGCCGAGAGAGAGGCTAAAGTCGGTCCTACGCTGTTCTCGCTCCACTATAAGCTTGATACGAGTCTGGCGGACAAAGATAAGTATCCGCTCAAGCTTCAGGACTTTATTGTCTTGGATATCAGCCCAGATCTATGCCCTGAAAAGATTGTCTGGGCAAGCAGCATGCCTCTAAAAAAAGTCCCATCCTTTGGTATGTCTGGTGATTGCTACTACGAGCCGATGTGGGTATCCAATCAGTTTGTGGAATATCAAGATAGAATTATGTTTGTTGACCCCTCAGGTAGAGGTAAGGATGAAACTGGTATTTGTATTGCTAGTTTTAGTAATGGTTATATCTTTGTTCACGAACTCTTGGGTTTAGAAGGAGGCTATGATCGGGCATCACTTATGCGTATTGCTAAGTTGGCTTACCAATATGACATTACTCATATTAGAGTTGAATCTAATTATGGTGATGCTATGTTTAACTCTTTGCTTAGACCTGTGGTATCTGAAGTCTGCGGGCAAGTGGCAATTGAAGAATATAGAGTAACGGGTCAGAAGGAGAGGCGTATGCTTGCTGCTTTAGAGCCCGTACTGTCACAGCATAGACTTGTGTTTGATACCAAGCCTGCTAGAGATGAAACTAATCAAAGACAGATTACCAGACTCACAGAGTCACGAGGTAGTCTTACCCATGATGACCGTGTAGATGTGCTGTCTGCAGCCTGTCATTATTGGGAAGAAAGATTACATATTAATGTTGATAATGTAATTGCTAAACGTAGACAGAAAGCACATGAGGATACTGTACAGATGTGGATGTCTGATAAGAGAATTGAAGGATTGCTACCCAGTCGCGTGTCGGGAGCATTGAGATATAATGATACTAATCCACCAGTTGAAAGACCTAGAGTTGGTCGTACTGGTAGAATGCAATGGGGAAGGAGAGTCTAAATGCCAGATCCAATGACAGTGATGATGATGGGCCAAATGATTGGCTCTGTTACTCAATCAATCTTAGGTGGATATCAACAAGCCGATCAAATGGCTCGTCAAGATATGGCCTTTAGGCAGCAAGAATTTCAACGCCAGTTAGAAGTAGATGCTCAAAATGCAATTATCAATCAACAGAATGCAAACCGATTAATTAAGAATAGACAGTTAGTTCAATCTGGAGCAAAGCAATATCAGGCTACATTGTCCGATAACTTAACTGGATACAATAATCAGGTTAGAGCTATATCTAGTGCCTTTGCTCAAGCCTCTGCATCTCAACAATCTGTAGCTGCTGGTAGAAATGTAAATCCCGCCAGTGGTAGTGCATTGGCTTTGATGCGATTAAGCAAGCAAAATGCAATTAAAAGTTATGGTAACTTGCAGTTGCAAAAGAATACAGCTGATAGAAACGCTAAGACTCAATATCAAAATGTTTTAAACAGTAGAGACTTAAACATGCAAAGCAATACCCTGTTTATTCCGGGTGTTTCTCCTGCCGGAGATCCTTCATCTGCAATCACTGCAGGATGGTTAGGTGCAATAGGAACTGCTGGTGGTGCATATTTAGGGACACAAATATAGGAGTAAACAATGCCAAGATTAGATCAAAAGAGACAAAAGCAAGGTCGACCCAAGGACGCAAGAACTACTGTTAAAGGTGGTGTGTTTGGTGAGCAATTTACTCCCGGTATTCAAGGGGGAGGGCAGCAACAATTATTTATTAGACCTCAAGAAGGTCCTGTAGATCGTCCTGCTCAGTTATCATTTGGCAATATGACTCCGGGCCCTGATGGGGGATTACAAGTATTGCAAGGTCTTGCAGGTGGTGTT